CAAAGCTTTTCCCCTTCAATAGCGTTTAGCTTATCTAGGGCTTCTTTAATGAACCCATACTTTTCAGGTATTGGTTTGCCATCACGGATGTATTCTTCTGCGGCTTTATGCACTTCCAGCCCATAACTCAAATGCTCCGTAGGCGGCTCAACAATATCTTTTACCACCCGAAGGCGGTAGTATTTATGAGGACACTGTTTATATAAATCTAACGAGGAATAAGACCAAGAGTATTTAACGGTCATGATCTAGGCAACGCTCCTGTAAAGCCGTATGTACCAGTATGAGTAAAGTGCGCCCAAGGTGCGGCATAGACTTTAAATCCAGCTTCTCTTGCTATCTTGCAAAAATGGTAGTCTTCGGACAACAAACGGTTAGACTCTTCTTCAATGCTGGTAGTAAAGAACTCTTTAATGATCTTGACTTCACGCACCGTATCTACTGCATGGTACATATCATTGGTATAGCTAGGCACTTTAGTTTCTAACTTCTCAAATACTTCACGTTTAATTAACATAAAGCCTGTACCGCCGTTAGCGATCTCTAGTGGTTTGTTAATATCACCTGAAGTTGTCTGTTGTCCATGTGGTAAATTTACAACAAAGGCTCCTGTATGATGTTGCAGTTCTTGTGGGGGTACACCACGCTTAACCGCCTCGGTTACTTCTACCCAGTTAATTTCTTTCTTAGGGTATAGCCCACAAATAATATCTACGTCGGCATTGACCATACGAGGAATGTCTTGTGGATTAAATCCAATGTCGGCGTCTATAAACATAAGGTGCGTAGCATCGGACTTTAAAAAGTCGTAAGCCATACTGTTACGGGCACGGGTAATCAAAGACTCATTCATCATAAATGAGTAATACATTTGTAGTTGGTTTTGTCCACATACCCCAACGAGTTGCATAATAGCTGACGCATACAATCCCGTGCACATACCGCCGTACATTGGTGTAGCTACAAATAATGATGCCTTTGGTTTAGGTGCTACAAGTGGTGCTACTTTAAGTTGTTTTTCTTTTTTAAAACTCATTTTTTCTTCCCTTTAGTTTGTGTTTCTATATGTGCTCTGTTAAGTGCCATTATATCTGCCGCTAATTCTTCTAAGCGTTCACTATACTCTTGTAGTATTTCAGTAGCCGCCCACAATGCACCACTCTCTGCGTTGTCTGTAATCTTCTCAGCAACAAGTTCTACAATCATTGCGGCACTATGTATCTTGTACCCTATTTCGCTAACCTTGTTAGCTTTTTCCCATAATCCCTCAATCATTTCTTCCTCCAAGGTAGTGGTTGTCCATATGCTTTCTTCATGATTTCGTTACCCTCTTTAAACATTCCAAGTAATCGTTCGGGTGATCTGTAATTAACCGTAGCCTCGCCTGTGCATCCAAAGGAAGGCAATAATTTGCTGGCAGCTTTATAGAATTGGCGGTCTGCTCCCCACTGACCATAGAAGTTATGCGCCACACGCACCAAATACTCCCGCTTAAAGCAATAGCAGTTAGTATCGACAAAATTAAGTGTATGGTCATAATACGTCGGGTTCCTACCGAGTGACTCGCAATCATCGTCACAAACATATTGTCCTCGTTCATCTACAATCCTCCTTAAAGAATAAGCCCACATTAAATCTTTACTTTTTATTTTTTTAATCATGGTTTCCACATGATTAGGTTCGTACCAATTATCCTCATCCAAAAATAGAATGTAATCAGCGTTTACCAGTAAGGGCATAGCCGCATAAACTCGGTGTCCATACCACCCATTACCGCCTACATTTTCAGGTAACTGAATTACTTTTCTTAGTTTTGTTTCCCCTGGTTTTGTAGCCATACCTTTGCCATCAAGCACAATCAAATGCTCAGTTTCAACGGTCTGCCTTTCCACGCTTAGTAGTGCTTGTTCTAGCGTATCTTTCCCAGTAGTCGGGGTGATTACCATTACTCGCATAATTCCCTCACGTTTTCACATGCTTTACAGATACTACATTTAGAATACTCAGGGGTTTCGTTGAGTGCGATCAAGTCCTGCAAGGGCTTGCCCTGCATAATTTCTTCATAGGTTTGCGTTAGCAGATTACCTAGAATGTGAGTGAGATTGTAGTCCATACAGCATAAGACGACATCCCCATTTGGCAGGAGAACATTACGGTCATAAAAAGGTGTTGATTTACAAGTTAAGCTAAACACATTGTGCGGTGTCATGCTTATTACCTGTTCACCAATTTGCTCCAAATTGAGGCTATCTGCCCTAGTATGGCCTACCCATCCAGCTAATTGCCCCACAAAGGGTTGCAAATCAGGGTGTACGATACCGTTTTTATCCATAGTCATTGCACCGACACCGCATGGTACGTTTGTATGGGAGATAATCGCCGCCGCATTTTGCCATTCTTCGCTATTCTTCCAGCCCTTCATATTGCCGTTAGCGTCAGGCAGATGGAGCATAATAACTTCTATTTGGTCAGGATGCGTTTCCAAAGCTTTGCGTACTCGCTCAGGGTCTTTCATACCATAAAGTGTTGTATAGATAGCTACCTTGAATCCCATATACAACACCATCTCGAGCATCATTGTGCATGCTGGGTTAGCCCAAGGCTCCGACATACCTGAAAAATCAATACGAGTATCTTTAGGCAACTTAGCTAGCACCGTCATCAAATCCATCGGTTGCAAATACTTTTTATCTTTGCCGTAGTTAGTACGTAAATTATCTTGGGGGCAAAAGGTGCACATCAACGGGCATCCAATCATGGTTGTTAACTCCATGACAGGCGAATCGTTATGTTGGATTCCGTATTTTTCTCTCATTTCTCTTGTGCCTTTCTTAGTATTGCTTTAGCAAAAGTCAAAATATTAGGAACATCAACCCTAATAAGTTCTTTCTGCAATCCTTTTATTTCATCATCTGTTAGTGTCTTTGCTGGATGGGTGTAGAGTGGAATAAGGTCATCTACTGGAAAGAAACTGTTTTTGTCAAAGTAATTACCTCTGCCATCTGTCCATGCTACTGGTTCATTGTTCATTTTGTATGCCTCCATTCAACATAAGACAAATACAATTCGTTGGCTTTTAAAAAGTATTTCAACGCCTCTATTTCAGCTTGTTGCTGGCGTACAAAGTTTGCATACTGCTGAAATGGTTTGCCTTTTCCATCGCCCTGTATCCAATAAATGTTTTCCAATTCATCAGCCACTTGTTTTGCGTTCATTTGTACATATCCTTAGGTAAAGGGTAGTCAGGTTTATCTAACACGTTTGGTTGATCTAGGGGGTGTGGGAACTGCACGCAGTATCCTTCAGGTGCGGCTCTATCTTTGCGTAGCAGGGTTAACTCAAATACCGTAGGCATAACCGTACCATCTACCTCTATGAACCCACAATTATTGTTAGGATGGTTATGCACTACATGAAAGTCAGCTAATAGCTTTTCAAAGAAAGAAGTTACTGTATTCCACGCAATCGGGTTATTAAACCAATACTGAACATCGTGCACTTCAATAGCAATAATCCTAAACCGCCGCAAAATATCTATGGGTGTAGCAAGAATAGTCTCGTATTCAAAACCCTCAATGTCCATCTGCAATATTAAATCACCTGTCAACGGCGTTTCACGCTTGACCCAATACTCTAAAGTCATGTAATCATCGTTATTGGTAGCACCCAAATGCTTTTTAGTAAAGGATAAAACCTTTAAGTTATCAGGCGCACCACTTACTGAAGCATCTGCAAGATGAGAATAAATACCCCGACTAAGTAAGTCTTTCTCAAAACTTGCCGTTACATCTACTCCTGGCGAAAAGCATTGAGCAACACCTGACAAGTCGTTTGGGATTAAATACCCACCATCGTTATTGCCACCAATCCTAACTAAGTCATACTTAGTTTTAACAGGATATAGCCCTCTGATTAACTGCTCGAATTGGTCTTTCACTTTATGTCTTTTTCCTTTAGTTTTTTAATCCGTTCTGCCTTACGCAGGTCATGGCTATGTAGCTTTTTACCAACAGACTTAGGTACTTCGTTAGCTTTTTCAGCTACCTTTGCCGCCTTTTTACGATTAACTACTTTGCCATCAGATAATTCAAACTCATGTTTTGCCCCCTTAGCTTTCTTACCTTCTTTGACAATCAGTTCTTCATGCGACCATGCCTTGCTAGGGGCTTTCACAATCTTGCCTGATTTCTCTTTAATTGCTGGTACTTTTACTGTTAATTTCTTCTTTGCCATATACTTTTCCTCTTCTCTAAATGCCAAGTTAATGGCATATTGTAACTCTTCCCAAGTACCTCTTTGCATCACAACCGTTACGTATTCCTGCCCCCTTTTGATAGTGGCAAACATTTCGGCAAGTGTTTTGGCATGCCATTTCTGCTCTTTTTTAGACTCGTGTTTTGGGGTATTCATTTCACAAGATTCCGCACAAAGGCAATAGCATCGTCTAGTTTGGGTTCTTTAAGTAATAGGGGTTGTTCGTAATAGGTTTCGTAAAGTTCTTCATACTCATCCAAGTCTGCTACTCTGTTTACAAAAAAAGCCATGTCCTTAGTATCCATGTAGTTTAAATATGCTTGTTCATTAAAGTCGCAATCCACAGAAAGAGTACCGCTATAAATAGGAACAGTGAGACCAGCGTACGCATCAATAAGTTTTTCGGTGACATATCCATCATATATAGAGTTTTCAGGGCATAGGCAAAACTTATACTCAGGCAGAATAGCAAACTTGGATTTGCGTAGGGGATTCCTAAACATATTGCCATATCCATCTACTTGTTTGTATTTTGAAATACTGTTGTATAAGTTAATGCGTAGCCCTTCGGGGTTGTTGGCAATCAAAGCGCAGAACTTATCTTTCGCTTTAATGTCTAGCTTGCGTGGTTGGGTTAGTTGTTTGATAGGTATCAGTTGTTCGTACCCATGATTGTGGTGGTTATCTTTTCTAGGCTTTTGCTCAAACCCATCCCATGCTAGCCTCGAATACCAAAGTGGTAGCCTAAAATTGCGCCCCCCATAAGTATCCCAATCAAAAGATAAAGAATGATTGTAATGAATAAAACTAGGTCTAATGTTCTCCCCGATGTATGCCAATGTTTTAGTTGGGTCAGTAGGGGTGTGTCCAAATACCGAGGTAACAATAAGGTCAGCATCGTGTGGGTTATCCATAAAAGTAAGATCAGGAAAACAAGCACGAAAGAAATATTCGAAAAAGTCCCCATCAAATGCACCCTCCCAAAAGTTAACTACACATATCTTTTTCATTTATTTTCCGTAATGTAAATAAGACTTTAAGTTGCCGTTGTTGTCAAAAATACTAATAGTTCCATCGGTATGTCGCACCATGTAACCTACCCTGTTGCCATCTTGTGCATATATGTTTCTAGTTGAATCAGGATTAAAGATAGAGTTCTCAGGGTTAAGTGGTGAGTTGTCAGGATTTAAAGAAGAGTTCTTAGGGTTTAGTTCTATGTTGTCATAGTTCAAGGGGTTAGATTCAATCCCAAGCGTCTGCGCTTTTGGTGTTGTGTGATGCACTAACATTGCAAGAATGACAGTTCCCATTACCGCTAAGAAAAGCTCTTTCATGATTTCCTCACTCGTTTCTTAATAGCTACAATACCTTCTTCTTCAGGTTCGGGGTGTCGGGCTTTTAACATATGGTCAGCCATAGCCCATGCTTCTTTAGCGTCATCAGCCTTGTTAGATAAAATGTTTCCTCGTATAACAATCCCAACCAAAGCAAACATAGCGAAGCAATCCCTCAAATCATTCTCGTTCACAGAGTTCTCCTGATACATGGGTTAACAAGCGAATATCTACAAACGCATTAAGTGCATACTCATGCGCCTCACCAAAGTGCCTCTTGTTCATAGCTATCTCAAACTCTTGTAGGTTTCTTCTAGCCTTGATTAGCAAGTCTGCGTAATCGAATACCTCGTTAGCAGTCGCCATAACTTCCTCCCATTCCCGATTCACAATTCAAAGGGAGTGTCTGAGCCCAGTCGGGTCTTGTTCTCATGCACTCTTCAACATACTGCTGGGCTTCTTTAGCCTCTTCTACTGGCGCAATACATGCAATCGCATCATGCACAGTCAATACAACCTTATATCTCTTGGCAATGAGCAACATCTGCTCTGCAATAACGCATCTTGCAATCGCCTGACAGATATTCTCTACTACTTTACCTCCATATATTTTAACAAATCCTTTACGAGTTTTGTATTGAAATTGCTCTTTTCCCTCAGGATCGTAAAACTTTTCTATTGTGTCATATCTTTGCCACAACCCACTAGGTAGTAAAAACCCTTTCCTTCCAGCATCGAACTGAACTGCGCTTACTACTCCAAAGTTAGCGGCACTACCACTAATCATTGCCTCTATACATCTTTGAGCCTGTCTCCATAAAGCTGGGATTTTGTCATAAGTTTCTCGATATACTTGGATAATATGAGCGGCTTCATCCTCCGCAATCTCCACACCGAATGTCTTGAGTTGTACCCCGAATTTCTTTGCCCCCATGCCATAGCCAGCCCCAAGAATTGTTGTCTTACCAACGAACCTCTCTTGTGCCGTAACCTCATTTGCATCCTTGCCATAGATAGCCGAAGCCATGATTTTGTATACATCCTCGCCTTTCTCAAACGCATCAACCAAGTCCTGTTGACCAGCCAACCACGCAACCGTTCTAGCCTCAATCTGTGATGAGTCGCAGTCAATAATTACATATCCTTCAGGGGCTTTCATAGCCTTCTTTAACTTACCTCCGTTAGTGCCACGACTAGGTAGGTTTTGTAGGTTTATCTTGTCGTCTCCGCCCCATCTTCCTGTGTGCGCCGCATAGTATCTAATCGGTACTGGTAGTTTTCCTCTGCTTGCGATACCCATGAACCTCTCAGTACGAGTTTCTTCAAGTGTGGTTTTATTTCCCAGCCTAGCCGCAACAAGGGTTTGGACTCTTGGGTCGGGGTGTTCTGCAAGGGCTTTGAACTCCTCATCTGTTTTGGCAAACGCATATGCTTCCTTTCCTGTTCGTGCTGATACCTTCATCGGGGGTACAACCTGCAATGCTTTAAGTAGTTCTGCAAACTTGTTGTTGGACATCAGATCATCGAGTGTGGACCCAGACTCTTCAAGAAGTCTTGCCTTTAGGTTCTTCACATTCTCCAAATGCTCAGTCAAAAGCGCTGTGTCTAACACAAGCGTAGGTTCTATAAACATCTTTAGCGTTGTGTCTATAACCTTTAACTCCTTTGTTGGGAAAGTTTCAGACAGGATTTTGAATAGGGTATAAGTCAACTCCACATCGTTCTTGCAGTAGTTTCCATACTGTTCCAATTCATGCGGCATGAAGGCATTACGGCGCTTACCCAAAGCATCTTGAACTTTCGTGCCTTTCTCACCAATCTGATAGCGTTCAGCCAAAGCTTTTAAACTACCGCCAGCCTCAACCCCATGAATAGCACGAGCCATACATAGCGTATCTAGGTAGCCTTTAGCTTTGATACCAAACTCCCAAGCCATAATCGCACCATCAAACTGCGTGTTGTGCGCCAGCAACAAAGAGTTATCCCAATCATATGACAACAAGTTTTTCTTTATCTCTGAACGAGTACCGGCAAACCATTGAGTAGCTTCATCGTTTTTCTTGACCGCAACACCAATCACTTCAAAGCGTTCGTCTCGGACATACTCCTCCGTTGTCATCTTGGACAGACTAAATGCCTTGTCGTAATAGGTCTCGAAGTCTACTGTAATAATGCTCAAGGGTTACTACCTTTCCTAAATAGCTTTTTAAATAGTGAAGGGCTCGATACAGTCTGTGCTGGTAAAACCCTACCGCTTGGGTGAACTGAATTGAACACAGTCGTTTTTCCGCCAGCATTAACAATCACACTACCCGACCCCGAAGACCCCCCTAGGGTCACTCCAGCCGAACGTATACCTCTCGGGGTTGTAATTGTCGAGGAAGGATTTAACGTAAGCTGGACTTCCTCCTTTGGGTCAAGTAGTTCCTCCATAACGGCAGATGTAAACGCTTCTTGTATGTGTTTATTTATCTCTGTTTCTAGTGCTTTGACGTCTTCTTCATCTAAATATGGTTTGTAATGGCTGATTATTTTTCTCCAGCGTGACTCCGCAAAAGGTTTTTCATCATCAAACATAAACTCTTCAGGATTAGTCTTAATCCGTTCCAATAGAATTTCTACACCTCTATTCATCATTCCTCCAAGAAAGCAATAAAATCGTCAAACTTTGCGCCCTTTTCAATGTTCTTTCTGCGTGCATCTTCCTTGCTATATTTAGATACCAAGATTTTCTTAGCGATTAACTTCTTTAAATATGTATGCGTGGTCGCTGGGCTTGCTCGCCAAAAACCCTCAAGAAGATTCATGATAGTAACTTCTCCTGATTTCCAGCCTTCCATAACATAATCGACAATCAACAAGGACATTGGGTCAACCCCAAATTTATCTTGTGCAACTTTAACTTTACCAATCAACTTATCTGCTTTCATCTCTTCACCTTATAAAAATTTAACCCAGCAACCTTATGGCTATGCACGATTGCCCCTTCATCTAATAACTCTTTTATATACCACCGCCCTGTTTGGTCAGACTTCTCCAACCATCGGGCAACATCTTTAGCACTAAAGGCATACCGCTTATTCATTATGCGAATCAACTTCGCCTTGCAACCTTCACTCGGTAGGCTTCTCATAGCATCTCTCCACCAAAGCGGCATACCCACATATATCTATTAAGTTATCTATATGTTCGGGGTCGTTGGCAAACCTAGCAACTTTTACCAGCATCATCAAAGCGGCAACATCTTTAGCGTTTAATTCTGCTATTACATCGCCCCCATGCTCATTATGAATAGCCCCACCAGCCGCCATTAAATATGCGTTCCACATCACCGCAATAGTGTTTAGATTCTTAGCTGGGTGTCCATAAATCTTTTCTCTGTCGCCGTAGATAATGTTATGCGCTTCTTTCAGTATCGTCATCTTCTTCCTCCCCTGTTTCGACCATACCAGCAAAGGGTATGGGTTCTAGTTTTTTACGCTTACCAAAGATAACTTCAAAGTTCTTATCAAACTGTTCTATTGGCACGCTTAGTGGTCTTGGTGTATCTCCCTTGCCCCCGTCTTTCATGTCAACTCCCTTTTAGCCTCGTTATACACCGCATCATATTTTTCTTGTAATGCGTGCATCGCATCTTGTATGGCATCTAATTTAAGAACATGATGGGCTTTCTCAAACTCAGGTGTAAACCCCACACTAGCTTCACCTTTAACATCACTCCAACTAACGACTGCAATCTTCATCCTTATTCCCCTTTAACAAGTCAAATACTATGCCAGCAAAGACATTACCTCTGCCCTCGTAAATCTCAATTAACATCAACTTCAAACTACCTACACCACTCTCGTCAACTAACACCGCATAACCATTGTTTTTAGCTATGTCGGTTAAGTTCTTTGTTTGTAATGCCGTAGGCTGACCGCCATTTGCTTTGCACTCGATACCAATAAACTTACCTTGCATACAAGCCACAATGTCGGGCACTCCACTAGCACCATAACCACCAGTAACAGGATAAAAATAGTAAGCACCATATTCTTTTAGTAGCTTTACTACCTTATCCTTCACTTTCTTTTCGGGTGTTGTCAATTTGTTCTTGCTCCTCTTTAGTTAGATATACTGACATATGCCAGTCGCTAATCTTCCTCCCAAACTGGGTCGGCTCGATTTTATTAACAGGTGTTAACTTAAGGAAAGCAATTTTTTCTTGAACTGATAGGGGCAAAGTGTCCACACTTACTTGCTTGTATTGCCCGAAATTTTTGCCAAGCAGAGAAGCTATCCGTTCTCCCTCGTTTTCTATTATTGATAGAATTAGTTTTTGCATTGTTCTTCATCCTCACTACCTCCTAATATATAGAACAATTATAAAAGTGTCAAGTATTTAATCTTGGGGATAACCCTCGACCCAAAACTCCCTGTCGCTAACTTTGAACCCCACATTCGCTACAAAAGAATTGCTCTCCATCATGCGTAGCATGGCTATGTTTTGCTGGGTTTCAGGGGGTATCTCGTCTGCACTATTAAACAACTTGGCTACTGTGCGACCAGCATCTATACCTACCTTGCTAATAAACACCGACTCATCAGGATTGATAAAGGCATGGCAATAATCTGTAAAGTTCTTTTGTGATCTTTCTTCTTGCTCCAGATACGCTGGTATTAAAGAGTCATAGATTGTTTTCATGGTGTCATCAACTGGCGCAATACCCAATTCTTTTAGCTTTAGAAATATTCTGTTTACGCTTCCGTCAGGCAGTTTGTAGTGCACCTCCCGCAACTCCTTTGTTGGCTGGGCTTTCCATGAACTCAACCTATCTTCTGCCATTCGTTTACTCTTATTGGCTATTTCATGAGCAGACCAAGGTTTGATGTAGTCCTTCATGAACTTGAGCATCTTCTTTAAGTCTTTGGTGCTTCTCGTATGGTATTCATCGTTATACTGTGCATACTTGTCGTTCTCAATTAGCCGAGATTCTATGGTAAATGTAGGCACTTCATCGTTTATCTTTATATACAGCATGGCAACCATGTTGCTAGCGTTCCACCTGTCAGTAGGGAATCGACTATCTACAAACCCAATAGCATGACCGCCATCATTAGGGTAAACATTAATAGGGAATCTACTTACTTGGTGTTTCCTGAACTCTACAACTAGGTCTTTCAACTGCTGATATTTTACTTGTTCTAAGTCTTTAATATCTAACATCTCACTCTCCTATAACTTTAGTAGCTTCGTTAATATCAAACCCCAACTCCATACTACGCATTACATACGGATAATCTAAATCCCAACCATGATCTCCAAATGCCTCTTCATGCACATCATCGTTCTCCTCGCCATACCTAGAAAACCTTAGTGCAAAGTCCTCATCGTAGTCTTCTGCCATCTCGACTATATCCCGCAAGGCACTTTCTGATTCGTCATACCACTTCCAATGGTCTGCATAAAAATGCAACAACTTTCCATAATGCGGGTCATCATCTAAATACATATGGTCTAACATCTCTTTGATAACCTTATCGTCTTTCAGCTTTAACAACGATACAAACTTCTCAGGCTCTTGCGTCTGCAAACAAAAAGCAACTACTGATCTATACCCCATCTCACTCTCCTTAAAACATACTTAGAATTTCATCAACCTTAGACTTCACATCCAACCGCAAGTCATCATCTTTGCGTAAGTCTTTGGCATCCACATGGAGCAACGCACTCTCTAGTTTCTTACGGCAATTCTCCAACCGCATGTCCCCAGTTATATTTAATTTAGTCAGTAGTTCGCACAAGTCCACCGCATTACCTACCAATGAATCTCTGAACAACTGTTTCTCCTCGCCCGCCAGCTTCTCACTTAGCTTGCTCAATACATCATGTAGCCTATCCCATGCGTCTTGCATAGCTTCGTTCAGCTTATGTGTATAGAAGTTTTGGTATTGTTCTTCGAGTTCAGCTTTATACGCATCACCAATCTCAACCCTAAAATCCCC